GAATTAGCCCAGTTGTTACCACCATCAGTAGAAACTTCCCACTGGAATGAGAGAGCGATTGCAGGATCAACTGAAGCAGCAACAACGAATTGCGCAGGATCAGGCGATGTTACGCTCGCAGCAGCAGGCTGTGCGTCAATCGTAATTGTGCGGTCAACGACTGTAGCGTCTTCAACTGCAGTATCACCAGTAACACCAAGGTCACCAGCGTCAGCGGCAGAACGAATCATTGGTACGAGACACTCTGCTTTGTGGCGAGTATTACCATATCCGTCTGTATACGTTTCATACAACCACCAGCCAGGACCATTCAAGCCACGAGCTTGGTTCTCTGCTTGCTGTGATTCTTCAAAGTCGATGAAAAACAGATTCTCAGGCGTCTTTTGGAATGTGTCAGTAGCACTTCCAGCACCACCAGCAGTGATTACAGTTTCTGTACCAGCAGCAGCGTCTACTGCGCTGTCAGCAACTTGAAAGCTGTTTGAGTCAACTCGAATTACAAATTTGATATCGCCACTAGTCAAACCTACGATTGGGTTTGCAGTATTGCTATACGTAACTCGGTCCCCCGTAACGAAGCCATGTCGATTTGCAGTAATAGTGTTAGCTGCAACAGTCTGGCCATCTACGGTAACTGAGGGAGCGATATATTTCGGAGCGGCAGCGAGTGCGTCCGTATTTCCCCATAATGCCATAATAGTTCTCCTATTAATTTACCTATGTTCTATTTATAAAAACTATTCACCAACCTTTGGATTGATAGTTACTTTTTCTTTTTTGCCGCTAATCTTCTTAGCATCATCGTTTTCAGAAGGCTCTTCTTTTTTGCTTTCCTTCTTCATTGCTTTTTTGATTGCTTTGCGACGATTGTGCAAATACTTATCTGACTTATCTACGTCACCGTCGTTGTCGATATCAGCATCTGCTTTACCTACAGGGTCAAGCGCTTCGTTGCGTTGTGCTGCATAGTAAGCACCTTTTGCCATACGAATACGCTCTTCTTTTGTCTTACCGTCAAAGCGCTTATCATCAGAGTGTACAAAGTCGCTTATCCATCTGTCGATAGAATCAGATGGGCTCAACTTTTCTGCTAACGTTTCTTCTCCCATCATTTGCTTGAGAGTTTGTGTCACTAACTTCTTAGCAGCAAGCTTGTTTCCACCAGTCAGTTTCTTAGCAACAGCAGCAATAGCTTGATCAACGTTTTGCGTAGGACCCATAATTGCTTCAACTTTCTTCATAACTGCTTTATCAGCATTAGATGCAATTTTAGATTCTTCGATTTCCTTTCCTGAGATACGGTCACGGAAATACTTCTTCATTTCTGTGTCTGGAACACGCTTGACCATTTGAATATAGTCAGGCTTCTTGAGCAATCGTCTAAGAGTATTTTTTACTCCACCGACGCTATCACCCTGAACAAATGTTGTTGGCATACCTTCGATTTCAACTTTGTACATTGATTCTTCTTCTAACGGTTCCCAACCTTCACTCATGTATTCTGAAGGCTTCATTTTGACATTATGTGTCAAACGAAGTTCTGATGCTGCAAACTGTGACAACCATCGAATCTTTGCTTTCGCCATTGTCATCAGTTCATCTTTACTAAGACTAGCAATAAACTTCTTTGCTTTCTTGTAAGCAGGTCCAGCAACATTTACTTTCTCGATGCTGCCATATGCTTTTCTCAGTTGAGCAATCTGTGAAGGCGTCATCTTAGATACTTCGACTTCTTTACCGCCTGTTTTGACCATTACTTCCATCAAATCGATTTCGTTGTCAAGTTCTACTGACTCCTTCATACCCTTGATGTGGTTAATAGCTGCTTTTCTTGCTTTGGTAAATGATTGAAAGGTTTCCCACTCTTTTTCGTCAATGTATACAACAACTGGAGAATTCATCTTCCCGCCTTTACTATAGTGACGGTGACTGTGATATTTACCATTCGCATCCTTATATTCATAAGCACCAAGAAACTTCATACCATCAGGAACTTTTGGTGCTTCATCAAGTTCGACCGACTCTTTCTGAATCTTCATAATGGCAGTTTTAACTTGTATGTCATTACGATACGGGCCCATAGCCCCATTCTTAGACTTGTTAATCAGATATCGATATCCATTCTTATCTTTGCGAATGATAATGTTACCTGCTTCAAGTTCTTTGCGAGTGAATGCTGTTTGATTCTCTTCAAGTTCTACTTCTTCTTGTCTGTTTTTCCAAGCAGTAGCCGACATCGAAGTGCCTTTGGGATAATCTTTAGTAGTCAACGCACGTTGTTTGCTCATCTTTTTCTGAGAGTCTTTAAACTTCTGAGCAGACATCGAGGTACCCTTGGGATAATCACTGGTTTTCAGTGCTGCTTCATCAAGATCTACTGATTCACCCATTACTTTCATGTTATCTAATTGTTTGTTAGAAATGGGTTTTTTAAGAGGTTGTACTTTGCCCTTGATACGGGATGCCATCATCTTTGCTTCACGTTCAGAACTGGTGCCACCTGCAATCTTCCCATCTTTATCACGAACAATGAATGAGTATTTCTCATCAAGTTCGAGTGACTCTTTTGCATACTTCTTCTTGGCTTCTTCCAACTCTTCCTCTTCGATATACTGTTCAACAAGTTCTTTTCTGAAAGACGAAAACTTCTTGCCTTCTACTGTATATGTCGCTTTTGAAATGTTTGATTTGTTCATCGTTACTCTCTTCCCAATGTGTTTAATCAACTCTATTACTTTGTCAATAGGGCTTCTTTCAATATAGTTAGACGATAGTTTTTTCGCAGCATCTTTGATTTGACCCTGCGTAACTTTCAATGCTTCATCAATATTGTCTGTCATAACCCCGGCCCAGTTCCTAAGTTTGCTACCAAGGCTGTCACAATCGCCAGCCCGATACCCAATAAAATCTTTGACATTAGGTCCATCCTTGCACCTAATGACGTTACTCTTTCATCAACATCATCAATAGACGCTGATAGACGATTGACCCTTTCATACGCTTCTGACCTGCGTGTCTCTAAATCCTGTATCTTACTCTCAACTCGTGCGAGTGTTACAGTCACTTCAGTAAGGCGGTCAATCTTCTCCTCAATACGAAGAAGTCGTTCTTCAGACATTGTTTACCTCTTAGTTATCTACTTTTGCGCTCGCACGCCATTGATAACACGACCAATATCTGGCTTTCCACTTGGGACCAGGATTGTCGCACCCGTGTCTCGCCCTGAAAGATTTTCTTCTTTCTGGGTCGTCTCTCTTGATTTCCATATTTGGGTCGCCAAAAGTCACTTTTACAACATTCCCTTTATCGTTCTTTACATAAACCCCAAACTTTTTCTTAGACCCAGAAGGCAGTCTAAAAGGGTTGTTCAGTTCTACTTTCTTACCCTGATATTCTGATTCTGTAATCTCAAGTTCTTCGTATATTGATTCGCAAGTACAGTCGATGGAATCGGCTCTATGTTCTTTGAATGATTTCATTTCTTCTCTCCAAACACTTCAGCGAACTCATCATCGACTCGCTCGTGAATCTTCTTAATGCGTTGTGTATTGACATCGTTCAAAGCATTCATAACTGAATCGACTGAATACTTCATCGTAACGATATCTGGATTCTGACCAGGCGTTGCTCTAGCATAGTAGATGCGAGAGTCGTCTGTGCCATACTCCAAAACTTTTTCCTGTAGGTCTGCGTCAGTATCTCCGTTAGCAAGGAAAGTATTTACTCGTGAAAATGCAACTTGCTGAGGAGTCTTGAACCGTTCATCTTCGTATGATTCCAAACCACGATTGTATACTTCTAGCACAATGTCAAACGGAACTTCATGACGGATTGCTTTGTTTCGAAGATTAGAATACTCTTCGTAGAATCCTTCAATGTCTTCTAACTCTTCTTTACCAAGGTCTAACATTGCTTCGATAATAGCAGACTCAGAGTATTCCTCATCATCATCGTCTTCTTCGTCTTCCTCTTCTTCGTAATATTCGAGGAAGTCTCGCACAGTAGAAATGTAGTCAGCAGCAAGAGTGATTTTAGACAGAACCCATTCATCAGGCTCTTCTTCCATAGAATCCATTAGTTCAATAATAGCAACAGCATCTTCTGCGATGTCGTACAGTTGCGCTTCTGCCATCTCTAAGCCGTCAGTGTCAGGCTCATCATAGTTCTCGATAAACAGATTATCAAACTCCAAATCCAATTCTTCTTTGCTCATTCCACGCTTTCTTTCGATTTCTTTTCTGCGGAATTGAGGAGTTAGCCTTGCAGCTAAGCGCCCGATGACCTTCTTCATCTTTTCAGCGCGACGGTCTACTGTAATTTTTTGTGCTGTGGATAGCTTAGAATACGATTTGCCACCCGCGAATCTCTTCTTGAGAACGTTTCGGGCACCTCGTTTGGCTCTTTTTGTGATACGTGCTTTATCAGCAAATCGACGCATCTGTAACGCTCGTTGTCTCTTAATACGAGCCTTACGACGGCGAAGTTGCATTCCACGCTTACGGCGTTGACGCAGATTTAATACTGCTTCGTTTTGATTTTCCATTGGAGTTTACCTTAGTCTTATCCATGTACAGGTTTGCCTTAGCCTTACTGCACTTCATTATGTTATTTATGATTATTTAACTTTTGACTCCCATCCCTTTCTTTAGATCGTCAAACAGTTTTTTAGCATTAGGGCGCGACATACTAGAGGGAACACCCTTAAGGAATGTATCAAAATCATTATTTGCGACATTCGCTCGCTGTTTGGATGCTGACATTCCCTCAACGCCTTCTGCGTCAGGATCTCTATCCCCAGCAGAAATAATATCTATCTCATCAAAGTCATAAAATCCGTGGCGGGCCTTTACGCCGTTGTACTTTTTCAACAGCGTTTCAAATTCAGATATTCTATCTTGACCAACAACCATAGTGACTTTCTTAAAGCCTTTGCTGTGTAGCGAGTTAGCAATATCAAAAACGTTTTTGACTTTTTTATCTAAGATAATACTCTTAGCGTGTTTTGGGAACATCTTTCGTGCATGTCCAATCTTTTGCTCATACGTAAGAGGATTTTTCTTAGCATCTTGCGAATGAGACAAGTATATATAGTATGGCTTATTTCCAGACTTTGAGGAAAGCACATCCATCAGTTTTCCGTGACCCACTGTGGGTGGATTCATCCTACCGAAAGTGAAGAATGCTTCTTTTTCTTTTTGTTCTTGTATGAAGCCCCTGAATGATTTCATTTGTCCCAACCTTTTACGACATCTGGTGAAAAATTATTGTATGAGAATTCCATTCGGTCAACGAGTTTTACAGCACCACCACTGAGTTTGTCGATAGCGACATAACCTTCAGCACCAGTTACTTTGTAGCCTTTATTTGTCTTTACGAACGTGTCAAGACTTTGTAACTCGTTGAGTTTGTTTATGAGTTTGAGTTTTGCGATGACCATCAACTTTTGTAATCTAAACATATCTACAAGATTGACTTTGTTTTTCAGAGAGAAAAACTTTAGCAAATCATCACGCTTCTGTCGTTGTGTTGCTTTGCCTGCAGCCGTCTTGCGTTTATCCGCTTCTTTACCGTACTTATCTTTGATCCAGCGAATCAACTTCTCGGCGTGTGCGACTTCATTCTTGATAATCTCACCACGTCTTACGTAAGTGTTGTTGAACGTCTCGATGTGTTGTGCGAGTTCTTGATTTGCTTCTAACTCACGCAAAGTAGAACCAGCAATGGATCTAAACAGTGTACCAATCTCAGATAATGTTTCGTTAACACTATCCGTCTCGGCTTTCGTCATTGTCGCTTTAGTCACGTCTCGCAGGAATGCGTCTTGCGACCATACGTTTAGTGATTTCTTTAGAGACTTGACATCAACACCAAACGATGCTCGCATAGACTCAAATGTGTTGCCTGTGTATGTTGTATGCCATACGATACCGATCTTAGCCGCACGAATAGGAGCAGACTGTTCAAAAGGTACTGCATACACAATAGTATTAGGATGAAAGGTAACGTATTTTTTACCGTCAATGTTCTTAGTCTTTACATCACCCCGACCAAACAGAAAGTCGCCTTGAATTACGCCTTTGATTCCCAAAGCAGGTAAATACTTCAAGGCGTCTTTCAGTTTGGCTGCGAGGTCGCCAGACGTGTCTGCGTCAACCTCAGCGGGTGTCTTATAGACCTTGGGATTTTTATTGAAGATTCCTTTCTTAGCAACAAAGAACTGCCCGTCCCTTGGATCAGTCCCAGCAAAGATTGCTGGTGCTCCATCCCATTTGACTGATACGTTTCCTTCCTTCTTCCCTGATAACATATCTCGCATGTCACGCAGAGCAAAGATGGCTTGGCGAGTGCCATTGACACCACCATACAACACCTTATCCTCAAGGTGTGTCATATGTGTATTTTTTTGTTCGGCAATAAATTGCGTAAAACCTTTCATTTAGTATTATCCAATTTTGTAATACTATTTATAACTTATGCGAACTTAAATTTCGAATAATCTCTCTCTTGTAATGTTCTTGACCCAAAGTCGGATTTATCAAACAAAGGCGTATCATCCACCTGACCGCTGTCAGTTATATTCGCTTGTGCTGATTGCTCGACATCAAACAACTTCATTTTAGATTTATCAACTCCTATAATGAATCGCTTATTAGTATCAGGGCTGTTATATCTATTCTTCAACTGTTTGACCATAATTTGACCTAGGTCAGCAAGCTCTTCCGTAGATATCAAAGCAAACATAAAGTCAGCGGTTGCTGGAAGCCCAAACGACTCACTTGTATCTGTTAAGTCAACATCAGAACTAGCATAGCCACTACGAGTAGTCTGCGTAGCACTAACAATCGGTACATCATACTCAACTGCTAAGCCTCGCAATTCTTCTGCGATAGACTTGACGAGTGTATAAGAATTCACTGAAGCATTACCACGAATCCTAGATGAAGCACAGATATTCAAATAATCAATGTAAATGATGTCAGGCTTAAACTGTTTCTTCAACTTGATATCGTTCAGCAAATGCTTAAAGTGTGACACACTAGCAGATGCTGTTGGATATTCTTTAACAATCAACTTACCTTTAGTCTTGCGCTTAATCTTTTCTATCTTGTTCATATATTCGTCTTTAGATAGTTGCGTGAGATAATCCAAAGGCGTATTCATTAAGTTAGCATCAATCCTCTCGGCAATCCTTTCCTCACTCATCTCTAGCGTAATATATAGAACGTTTTTACCTATAGATAGATTCGCTGCAGCGCAATGACACATAAACAGAGACTTACCAACACCAGTTCCTGCTAGACATATGTTCAGCGTTTTGTTAGGTAATCCATTCTTAGTGATGCGATTCATATAGTCAAGGTCAAAAGGAATTCTAGATTCTACTCTATGATAGAACTCAAATCGGTCCTCGGCATCAACGATAAAGTCGTGCCCTACATGGCTGTCAAACGACACCGCAAGCGCATCAGAAAGAATATTAGGAATCGCTCCCTTATCAAGCTGTTTAGACTGACCGTCAAGAATCTGAATACTCTCCATAATCGCATTATAGACAGCCTTCTCTTGACAGAACTCTTCAGTACTTTCTACTAGCCATTCAGTGTCTTTATCTGACACATCATTAAATGACAACTCGTCGATGTAGTCCACCGCTTTATTGTAGTGGTCCTGATTGATATTCGCTACAGAATCAATCTCAATCTTTAGCGCATCAATCGTCGGAGAGTTATTATACTTGATTATGTAATCGAGTACATTCTTAAATAAGAGTTTTTCGATATTGTCTTGAAAGTATTCTTCCTTTAGAAATGGTAGCGTTTTCCTAACGAAATCATCGTCATAAAGTAAGTGTTTAAGTATTTTCTTTTCTAAGTTCATTATTGTATCTTTCCTCGGCTCTGTTTACACTTTCTGTTAGGATAGAGTTTAACACAGAACTTATAACATCTTCAAATCTTTTTTTGATATTTTCATCGGAAAGTATTTTGTCCTTATTTTCATCGAGGATTGTGTATTCAAAAGAAACTTTAAATGATTCTTCGCCATCTTCACCTAGATTGACTACACCATATGAATATTCGATACCGGAAAACTCAGTGTCAATCAACTTAATCTTTGCGAGTTCTCCATCTTTCTCATATCCGTTGTTGGGGTCAATGATTACGTAGTCTCTATTCTCCCGCAGTTTCATCGAGAATCTCCTCTTCAATTTCACCAGCACCGTACAAGAACTCACTCTTACACGCATCATCGATTAACGCCAACACATCTTCAGTGTAATACTTCTCAGGCTCTCGATTGATAACTGTACCAAACACTTTTGACCCGTCAGGCAACTCATATCGAGTAGATACTTTCTTGAAGATACCATACTTCTCTGCGATTTCAAGCAAGCCATAGTATCGGTCCAGCCCATGCTGATAAGTAATCTTCACTTCGACTTGTGCGTTCTCTTTAGTCAGACGAGACTTCTGCATCTTTGCTCTGACGATATTACCAATGACTTCTTTACCGTCTTTCTCTTTCTTCTTGGAAAGCATAACGATAGTTGATGCGGTGTACTTCAAGCCGGAGCCACCAGACATTTCTTTCATAGGAACATAGGAACCAACAACATCATAGACGTGGTTTGTTACCATAAGAGGAACACCAATCTTTGCAAG